CTGAGATTAAGCTATTCTTGGGGAAATTTAATTCACACGTGAGACGGGCCGCTGCTGCTTCGGTATTGCTGAGTGCTTTTCATCATGATTGTAGGACAGCGTCTGCGAGCCAAAAAGAGAAAATGATTCACATGCTCAAAAAAGAACTCGTAGCAGTAAAACCGGAGGTATTTGAGGGATTGCAATTCGCTTTAGGTGGTTGCCCGGAGTTGTTGCCAATACCTTTGAGACCAATAGACAATCAAGACATACGCGAATGTTTCGAGCGCAGAGTGATATCCTTGCCTTCTGCCCATGGGGAATTTCGGCTGCACAGATTGGCTCAAACCAACGGTGAATATGATTTTTCGCCAATTCATGCGCTAATGGATTTACAACATGGGGCCACAGTAAACACTGAAAACATCGCTGGTCCTAATTACATATCACCGGATGCAAGGGGTGCGCAGATACAATTAGCACTGATTGAAGCTGTAGTGGCGGCGAACCTGGGCGCTCGCTTGTGCAACGAGGCCGCGATGATGCCATGGTACCAAGCACAATTGGCGTCACCAACGATAGATTATGTCGCTGATGTCTTGCGTAAGTCGGCTGATTTGTTTATTCAACCCTCAGCTAAAAATTGGTTGGCTCACATTACTGGTTTAGCCATGGGAGGGAAGTCGAAAGTACCAAGAACCTGGATATCCACCAATGATTTGGTGGTTGTACCAACCAGAGAATTGAAGGAGGAGTGGCAGGAGAATCTGGGCAAACTTGACCCAATAAGAAGAGCAACAGTCGTAACGCAACATGAGGCATTGATCGTTAAATATGCTTCGAGATTTGTCATCATTGATGAATGCTATGCTTTCGATCCTGAACATCTTCAAGCAATCGCAAACCGACATCATCGCTCTAGAGGCATCATAACAATTGGCGATAAGCGCCAGATATCGAACGTTTTTTCTCCGACGCAATTGAAATTAGTTGCAACTGAGGCACCATGTGTCATGATAACGCCCACCACTTTCGTTGGATGGGACGCGGCAGTGACGTATCTGCACAGCACGACCACGGACACGTACGTGTCAGATTTGTTTTGTGGGTCAGAGGACAAAGAAAGTTTGTGCTATACACTTACGGCAGATGATACCCTGCTGCCTGGTATCAACGACATAGCAATGCAAGGCACGCAGATAGGAAAAGAAATGGTACTGGCGCGGGGAGTGAAAGCAGCAACAGTTCATGAGTGCCAAGGTAGAAGATCAGAATATTCAGTCATACACGGTCTTGGCAAGGCCTTGGGCGGTGATTTGCGTTGGTTGGGCCAGGCTGATCAGAACGCTCACTGTGCTGTAGGGTTTACCAGAGCGCGCAAGAAGACTATATTCGTGGTTGAGGGCATAGCAGCTTTGTCACATTTCAGATGGTTTGATGGCAACACAGTGAACGGGGCTCTGCCAAATACAGTAATCATGGGTGGTACATCTTGGGACTTTTGTGAAATAAGAGCTGAAAGCGAATCTACATGGGAACACGTGCATCAGACTTCATTAACGGAATCTCATTTGGATGAGATACCTTTAACAGATCCGGTTTCGATTGCCACTGTTTTCACGGAAGATGGCGAGCCCTTGTCTACATCAGAAATAAGAACCAATGTTGAATTGGTTAGCGGAATTAGATTTAGAGATGATGGCATACCGCATTCCGACCAATTTGACAATTACACGTTCCAACCAAGAGACGTCCCGGGTGCTGATCAAGTTCAAGCATTGACACGCAGTGTACCTGATGTTCGAACGCGACCTCAAGACTTCGTTGATGCCGAAAAGATTGTTGAGTTATTGTTTGATGAAGTTATTGACAAGAAGACTTTCTTCGCTCATATTAACAATTCACGACGCGCAGCGATAACTAGACAATCTCGACAGCAAGCAATAGATGGTGCGTACGCCAACTACGAGACCGCGGCATCGACGTTATCTTTCGCTTTCTTGAAACCTGAATTTGCGAAAAAACCATCTGAGATGTCAAATGGTCCTTCTGAGCTAAAGGCACAAGGAGTGGTCACGGCTAGTGATTTGCAGCAAGCGATTTTTGCCGACACATGCGACGCATTGACCCACGCATGGGCGAGGGCCATGCGACCTGGAAAGCTGTCACCAGTAGGCTTAAGAGAAGAGGAAGTAGAGAATTTCTTGGGCACTTTTGAGCAAACAGTTGAGCTTGACATAGAAAAGCAAGACTCATCACATAAACCAGTGCACATTATCGTAGCATCGATATTTCTTGAATTCGCGGCTGATAAGCTTGGCTTGGGTACGTTGGCGAAAGAAATTCGTGAAATGCGGCGCGTTCGTATGATGAGTTCACCATTCAACTTTCCCTTGAATAATTCGCTGGCTTCTGGAGATCCATGGACTCTGATAATAAACAAGATAATGGCTTGGAGTTCGTTGATAAGTGTTGCAAGAATGAGGGACGTGCGCACGTGTCAAAGCGGAGATGACGTAACAATGGACCGCATGCCGGAATGGCGAGGTTCCGGATTGAACGATCAGACAATGGCTAACAAGGGTTTGACATGGAAAATTGAAGAGAGAGAACAAAGGAAGACAGGTGTGACGTTCATTAGCAGAGCGGTACTTCCACATAAGACCGTAGTGTATAAGGCATTACGCACCGTGTTGAAATATGCCTACAGGAAGCGAAATCAAATTCAACACGCCGGCATTCAGGCAGACGCAAAACGCATAGAGGCGCTTGCAGCTCGACACGGGTTGCAAGCGTATTCAGAAGCTAGGTGTCAAGTGTGGGGCGGAGATCCAGTTGTGGTTTTTGATTTGTGGACTCGAGCGCTTGCAATAGCTAAATCTCCTTTTACGGTCCTGCCATTGGAACTGCGGAGTGAAGAACCAAGACAATACACCATTCGTGAGCGAAATGGAGGTTGCTTCGGATACGCGTTGGCCAACTGCGTGAAGACAAATGTTGCAGCAATAAACGCGATTGCGTCCTACCGTGGACCGGTTAATCGCAGTCTGGCTTTAAGAGTTTGTCGCGAAAACAAGGTACCAATCATAATAATGAATGAGAGCTTTGCCAAACGTTCGAGAAAACGTCTTATGGACCAAATGGATAGAAGGAAAATTTCGCGTTCATTTGTAGTAGTTTACGAAGATCATGCGGTTGCAGTTGTACCAAACACTATAACGTTGCATGGAGCATTCGGTAAACGAAGCATTACATGGAAGAACACGTATTCAAGAGATGTGGAGATTACGGACTTTGAGTAGATTCAAAGAACTCAAGCTATCGAGGTTAAATTTAGCCGTCTTATTGTACGAGACCAAATACACAGCCTCTGAGTAAGAATGCAGCGAAACCGGTGAAATATCGAAAGATAAGCCGCGTCATCTGAGCAATACTGCATTAGTCCAAAAACCAGCCGATTAGGTCACTCAAGCTTTTCTAAAGGTTAGTCATTTGTGGCAAGACATGGTCGGCCAATCGGAAGCAATTCCCACTGGCATCGCGAAGTTGAGAAATCAATGAGGCGAAGCGAGTGTCTATCCAAACCTCTTTTCTGGATAGCACATCGGCTCGAGAGGACGGATGCGCATGTCGGTCAATTCACGGGTTTTATTACCGATTGGCTTAAGGAGCAAACACCCTGCTTTATATTGGTTTGGTACCCAATACGCGAACTCCATCGCGAGCAGTTAGCTTAACTACAATATCAGTACGATTGAAATGAGTAATTCAGGCAACATTAATACCATCTTGGCAATTTTAAAACAGTGTGCTGATACTACCATTTTGATTGGCAAGACTGAAGGCCATTTTCTTTCTGACAAGCAGTTGTCGACGCTGAACCGTTGTGTGGCTACACTTGAAATCGAAAACAGATTCGAAACCGATACTCCGGAAGATACAGAGGTACTAGAACTTTCATCGGAGGAAGACATAACGCGGAATCGTCGATTGGAGGTCTCGAAACAACTTAAGACTACTTTATTGTTATTAACGCACGCTACTCCTGAACAAAAGGTGGAATTGAATTTAGTCCAGGGCAAGTTACTTTCTGAACGTGCAAAGTTGGACAAATTAATTAAACAATTTGATTCGCTTTGAGTTGTTCATGATGCCTTCCGCAACCGCTTCAAGACTCATAGCGGAGTATGGGTCAGATCGCGATTACAAGTTTGCCGCTGCGGTACAGATAAAGACTGCTACTACTTTGAGCAGTACTTTTGGAATGGTAATGAGATACGAGCCGTGGACCAATGCGAACGCCAAAGAATTATTGAAGCATCATCCCATTGCGGTTTGGAAAAGTCTAACCGTTAAGCTTGCACCTCGCCCGGGTATATACGGACGAATGTGCACTTTTTACGGCGGATGGGCTGCAGCCGGGGTTGTGACGCCGACGACCGTTGCTGAAATGGTGGCTTTGCATGGATCCATAGATGTCACCTACGGTGGTACTGGTGATCCAGGCACCATTAAAGTAGAAATTCCTTGTGAATTTGATGACACCATGAAAGACTTGTTCAAGGCACCTGACAATATGAATTCTCGCCCTGTGTTTTTCTATGCATTTACGGAAACGGACATTATCGACAAGCCAGCAAATGATGACAGGTTTATGTTCACAATGAAAGGAATATACGAACTTTACGGCCGATATTAGGTGTGACCATGGCTTTTCTTAAAACTCTAGGAGTGAATTTATTGTTGCATGGTGTTGATTGCCGTTGTTGTCCAGGAGAAGATAGTTTGAGCAAAACAGAGAGATTGAGGATCACGACTGATTCGGTATTTCCCGAGGACGCTAATTCACCAGACACATCAGTTGGTAAATTCACCTTTGGTGCAAATTCTTTCACTTCTGAAGAGGTTATAATTGCGAAGGGTTATTTCCTTCAGATTGCTAAAGAGGTTCCTGAAATTTGGAATTTGTTTCTATATCGTGTCAACGGACAACATCTGCGAGTGGCTCAAATAGGCGTGGTCAATGGTTTCAACTTTTTGAAACCACCCAAGCTTAAACAAGGCATCGTAGAATTTATGCATGGTATTCATAAGCTGAAACCAGATGCTGAAAATGAATATGATACTGATTTTTACCTTATTTCAAGGGCTCAAATTTGATTTCTTTATGGTTATTGGACATTCATTTGAGAGGCTGGTCTCTATAACCAGGATTTAAAACGTTTATCTTAAAACGACCAAAACAAAAATACAAAGGTTGTCAACTAGTCCATAT